AAGCTGATTGTTCAGGAAGGGAGGACATATGCACTCGCAAAGGTTGCAGAGTCTAAGCTGCCTGCACTCTCTCAGAAGAGGGTTACCGAGTCTCTCGCATTCGGCAAAATCCCGGATCAGGACAGCGTCATTGATACCGTTGAGTTTGACAAGATGATCGAGGCCGCGGTCACCGCAGAGCAGACATACATTGACGAGATCCTGAAGGAGTCCGGCAATGGCGGCGTGCATGACCTCGGTGCAAGAGACACCGGCGCTGATCTCACGGAATCAAAGAAACAGCTTTATGAGTCGCATATCGCTATGGGAAAATCGAAGGACATTGCAGAAGCACTGTCTGGGTATAAGGAGGCTTGAACATGGCAAACAATGTACTGTATGATCCAGGTTACAGGAAATCTGTGATCGCAACATATCCCGCAATCCCCGCGAGTGGCGGCGTTGTGCTCTTTGGTCTTCGGTCCGGTGTGGCAATCACTGACGAAGATGACGACGGATACACATCCGTTGATTTTGGCCCAAAGGACTACAGTCTTTCTGTGGTTGACAGTAACACTGGAGGTATTGCAGTTGGTGCATCGCTCTTTGCATCTCAGGCAACTCCTGTTGTGCTTTCAAACGACAGCACTGGGGTTTTCTTTGGGTATGCAAACGCAATCGTGGACGATGGCGAAACCTCAACAGTCAGCGTGCATCACGTAGCTGACACCGGCGGGATACTTGCATCCGGGGCAATTGGGGTAACTCAGCTCGCAGCTGATGCGGTAACAACCGTGAAGATCGCAGATCTGAACGTCACAAATGCAAAACTCGCAACAGACGCACAGAAAGTGGTTGAAGTTGCACTTACCGCAGGTATTGCAAACGTATTCGCTCTCGCATGGGAGAACCCTGAGGCTGTGCCGATCATGGTAAACAGGGTTGTAATAGACATTACAACCGCAGGCGGGACGGCTGACGCAGTCCTGAATGTTGGATCTGGTGCAACTGCAGCAACTGCAAGTGACAACCTGATTGACGGTATTGACCTCAATGCGGTGGATATCTATGACAATCTTGTGGTGCTTGACGCAGGAACCAACGGCAACACCGTCGCAAAACTTGATGAGAATGGAGGAACAACTGCGTTTATCACAGGGCAGATTCTTGTTGCAACCGCTGCGGCGATGGTTGGGAACGCATACATCTTCTACAGGGAGGTCTGAATAAATGACTAAATTCTACGAAGCACCAAACCCAATTGATACTTTCGGGGCGCGGGGTTCATCTCGCAAACTGGGAGAGGCAGCAATGCTGCAGAGAAAGTCTGATGTCTGGGATCTCATCTCGGAAGCGGACAGTGTAAAGCGCGTTGATCACCTTATGGAAACCATGAGCACGTCAGACTTTGACTATGTGCTCACCGCTGACCTCAACACCATGCTTATGGGCATGCTGGCAAGGTATCCAGTCTCATACAAGATGTGGACTAAGCCCTCGATGGTGAATGATTTCAAGGTGAACACTCTTGCAGGACTTGTGGGCAACAAACGGCTTATGCAGGTCCAGAAAGAAGGGACTGATCTCCCAGTCACATACTTCACCGATGACAAATACACGATCTCCGTGCAGTCATATGCGGAGAGTGTGGCACTCACTCGGCAGGCGATTATGAACGATTCCCTTGGAGCGTTCAACGAGATTCCTGGATACTTCTCTGAAGAGGCAGCATTCACCGCCGAAAACCTTGCAACCCAGATGATCGCAGACAAAGACGGGGCACATGCAACGTTCTTCACCTCGGGGCGGGGAAATCTGATTACCTCAGAACTGTCAATTGCATCTGTAAAAGAGGCAGTTGTGGCTATGTCAAAAATGGTGGACCCCACCAGCAGAGCAGTATACCGTGAGCCAAAAGGTCTCATTGTCCCGCCTGCGCTTAAGGTTCAGGCAGAAGAGATTGTAAATGCTCTCACCATGGAAGTCATCGATGACACCAACGATGTCCGAACAACCCAGCGCAATCCCTACGCAGGTCTTCAGGTCGCAGTTGATCAGGAAATCCCGCTCGTGTCTGTTGACAATGCTGTGGCTAACAAACAGTGGTATCTGTATGCAGATCCAAACGTTGGACGCACTGCAGCCGTGTCGTTTGCAACCATGAGAGGATATCTCACCCCTCGCCTGTACCGGAAGGCACCGGACGCTATGATGATTGGTGGCGGCAGCGACATGTATTCGTACCAGAATAACACCATTGACTACGCGATCAAATGGGACATTGGGGCTGCACAGATGGACTACACTAAGATGGTGGCATCTCAGCCAGCATCCTGATCCCTTTTTTTGAGGTGATTAGGTATGGCAAAAATAACAGGATCAGCAGAACAGTTCCCCGGAAATTATCTCAGAAAAACTATTTATCATGCGGATGGTGAGTGATTGGCATACTGTGTAGCAGCAGACGTCTATCTGAGGACAGGTACAAGCTTAGGCACAATCACAGAAGCCAATATCACATCGTTCATTGCTGAGGCTGACGCCGACATAGTGACCTATCTGACGGCCAAGGGATACCCCGCACCAACGGTGAGTAACAGTCTGAAATCCGCATCGATTAAACTGACGATGGTCATGATCGTTGATCGATTATCAATTGAGCTTGCACGGCCCGCGTCACAGACACTTGTGGGGGATATCTCATTCTCCGTGAGCCCGGCAGAAGCCAAACGGTTTACCTCTGAAGCATATTCGGCGATGGATTCCTATATCGCATCCGCAAACAGCACGAACACCTACATTAGCATTACGCCCAACGCGGATGATCCGTATCTGACTATGAGGGGGTAAAATGGTATTCCCGACATCACTACAGATACACACGGCAACCATCCGGCACGCAACCGGCACCTACACCACAGATGCGTATGGGAATCAGGTGCCTGTGACGGCAGACACGTCAGTAAAATGTCGATTCAGCCAGGGCAAAGAGAAGATAGTGGTCAACGGGGCTGTCTCATATCTGGAATCGATCCCGAAAATACTGCTGAGGCCGGATGCAGTGATCGCAGACAATGACAAGATTATCAGTATTATTGACGGGTTCACCGGGACTTATACTGCATACAATCGCAAGGTGATTTATGAGGCGGCGGTTGCGAACATATCCCACATAACCTGCCAGCTGGCGGCGGTGGTTTGATGCCCCCGTATGAGACGGACCATGACCGATTGATCCGCATTGACGAAAACGTGAACATGATTAAGGGCCTGCTTGAGAAGTATGAGGAAGAGAAGGTGGAGTTAGTCAAAAGGATTGGAAAGATTGAATTGTTCCAGGCAAAGCTGATAGGCATCGCAGCCACAGTATCATTTATTGTGACTGTAATTATCACACAGATCAGCAGGTTTTTGGGGTTGGTAAAGATTGGCTAAAAGCACAGGCATCAGAGAGGTGCAGGCGGCATTCAAACTCTTCCAATCCGAGATCGTTAAGAAGCAGAAGGTCGCCTTAAAGCTTGCAGCGCAGGCATATTCCAACGATGTTAGATTGGTCTCCCCATATCGTCATGATGATTCGGGTATAACTGGGGGCACATATAGACGATCTATCCACCCTGAAGTATTGGATGCAATCACCGCCGTTGTTGGTTCCAATTTACCTTATGGCAAAAGGCTTGAATATGGTTTCGTGGGTGCCGACAGCTTAGGGCGTGTGTATAATCAACCCGCACAACCCCACTTTAGACCAACGATGGACAAGAATGAGGGTAAGTATAAACAGATTTACGCGGAGGCAATATTCTGATGAAGGACATCACTTATGCAATTATCACACTTCTCAAGGCTGATACGGGGGTCGCTGGCGTGGCTGGTACACGAGTTCACCGAAAGAAGCTACCAACAAGCCCTACATTTCCCGCGATCACCGTTGCAAAGATTGACAACATTAGAGATGTCATAACCAATACGGCAGGCTATGCACATGCACGAATCCAGTGCACAACATGGACAACAACGCCCGGCCCGGAGGAAGACTTAGCTGAGACTATTGCCAATGCGCTGAATCAGAAACAGAATAGTATATTACTGTACGGAACCGGTGCGAATGCATCTGCAGTATATATTAAATGTGTGAAAGACGCCGGGGGTATCCCGGATGAAAACGAAGAGATCCCGCTCTACATGGAACACAGAGATTTCATGATAGAGTATGACTACAGGTAATGAAAAATGACTGAAGAAGCAAAATGCGCAATCGGTGTGACAATCCTTCAAAATGGACTCGCACTTGGGGGTATGTATGAACCCAGCATGCCTGACGTATCAGGTGAGGAGGTAGACACCACTTCACAGAATAACATTGGAGGGGTAACAACCCGGTGTATAGGTAAGCTGACTAATGGAAATTTTGGGTTTAAAATCCACTTTACCGGGTCAGCAGCACAGACAGCACTCATCAGTGATATCTACGACCGTGATACTGACATCTGGACTGTTGTAATGCCAATGGGCTCTGGAGATATTAGCAACCATAGTTGGACATGGTCAGGGCAGATCGCAAAAAGTCCTGTAATGGTTGAGGATAGTGGCAATCTGTACATAGACCTGGAAGTGACAGTTAACGGGAAAATGACTCATGTATCAACTGCGGGCGTGGGACTGACTACAACATCGTTTGGCATTGTGAATAGTACCGCAAATGCACTCACCCCATCCCCCACTGCTGCACCTACAGTGTATGAATATACAGTTGAGGCATACAGTGATGATGTGTCTGTCCTGATTACCCCGGTAGCCACAGCAGGGACAATCTACATCAACGGGACTGTAGTCGCCACCACCGTTGCATCAGGTGTAATTACACTTAATACCGGGATCGGTGCGGTGACATATGTGTCAATTGTGGTTACGGATCTCAACAAAACACCGAGAGTATACTGGATCAAGTTTGTGATTGGAACTGCAGCACACCCTGAGTGATTTGAATGGACGGACGAGCACACACAGTGATTGAGGCAGGAGGTAAGGTTTACAACCTTCGCGCCTCATTTAATGCACTCGCAACCTTTGAGGAGAACATCGGCCCTATATCCATGCTGATGAATGGTGACAAATCGAAAATGTTTCAAGGATCAAGAGGGCTGATATGGGCAACAAAAAATGCCTATGGTAAAGACTCGATCTCCCTGGCTGAAGCCGGAGATATATGTGAGAAGTATATCCATGAAAAAGGGGCAAGGCAACTCATCAAACTGACCCAATCAATCCTTAATTCTGGTGGATGGATGGATGGCGGCGAGGAATCAAAAAACCAGAACCCGGAAACCCCGGAACCATCAGAGGATTGATCACGAGCTATGAACCTGCGGCGTATGGAGTCGGCAATTTGAAACCGCATGAGTTTCGATCAATGACGCCCGCAGAGTTCACGCCGTATATCACAGCCCGCGCTAAACGCGAGGAGGAAATTGTGAAGATGGAAAATGACCGCATAGGGCTTATCTGTTCAATCCTGCAAAATGGCATACCTACAGGAAGCCAGGTGAAGGGTGCACG